TGATTGGTTATTTCTTTAATAGTGTAGAAGGTTACTCTAAGTTTGGATCATATAGAGGCAATGGAAATACTGATGGTGTGTTTGTTTACACAGGTTTCAGACCCGCACTCGTAATTACGAAAGGAACTTGGGGTGGTAACTGGAATATGTATGATAATAAACGTAATCCATCCAATGCTGCTAACAAAACTTTATATCCAAATTTAGCCAATGCAGAATCTACTGAAAGTCAATCTGGTAATCAAATGGATTTACTTTCAAATGGTTTTAAACTAAGAGGGAGTGATAATGATACAAACCATGCTGCTGGTTTTATATATTTAGCATTTGCAGAATCGCCTTTCAAAAATGCAAGAGCAAGGTAATATATAGATATGGCATTTTTATTAGACGGAAAACCTTTAGCAGTTGATGTTCCTTTTACTTATGGGGATGTACATTACCCTGCTAACTGGTTAAGACTATCAACAGCACAAGAGAAAAAAGATCTTGGTATTACTGAGGTTGCTGACGCACCAACATATGACTCACGTTTTTACTATGAAGATGGAAAAGCAAAAGCACTTGATGACACTAAAGAAACAAAGGATGGAGTTGAATATACTACTTTAGGTGTTAAATCAGTATTAAAGGCACAAGAAAAAGAAACTGCTGGATCTTTGCTTGCAATATATGATTGGTACGTTGTTAGAAAAGCAGAAAAATCTACTGCAATACCTTCTGCTATAACAACATATCGTGATGGTGTAAGAACTGCTTGTGATACAAGAGAAAAAGAAATTGATGCCTGTTCAGATACAGCTGCTTTAGTTACTCTTTATGGTGTTACAACAGACTCAGATGGCAAGTTTGTAAAATTTAACATGACACAATATCCAGAAGATCCTAACGTCTAGATTCTTGCATTTGTCTTGTCATTAAACTCATAGTGACGTAGAGAGGAGAGAGGGCTACAATTAATAACAAAACGACTACTGACATTAGTGCTGTAGCTCGTGTTATCTGTTCTTTAATCATGCGAAAGGCTTTAGACATTATTACTATCGTAACCAGTATCCTTGTTTTAGGAATTATAGGCACAGGATTCTTTACATATAGAACTGTAAAATCAGAGAAATTTCAAAAACAAATTATGGATAAAGTTCTTGGGAATGTAAGCGATATGATGCCTAAAGTTCTTGATAGTAAACTTCCAGAAATGACAGGTGGATCAATGCCCTTACCTGACAAACTTAAAATAAAATGAAATGTTGGCATTGTAAAACTGAGTTGATCTGGGGTGGCGATCACGAAACTGAAGAAGACACGCAGTATTCTATGCTTACAAATTTATCTTGCCCAAAATGTCATTCTTATGTAGAAGTTTATCTTCCTAGAAATGCTTACGATTAATGATTTTTGGATTTCTAAAAAAATTAGTTAAATATTATATAGATAAACTAATTACTTGGTTGCGTATGAAAAAATTTAATTTAGAGCTAGATAATGATATAAAAAAATATCACGAAGAAATGGATAAAAAAATAAAAAAACCTGTTGTAAAACAAATTGGCAAGTTTGGAGAAAAAGGATGGTCTATTTCTATTGGAGATGTAGATAAAAATGCCTGATATTAATCAAATACCTAATACAGCAATACCTCGCATTCCAATAATAGAAATACCTGTAGAGCAATCATTACCAAATACAATTCATGTAACTAGAACATTACCTCCAGCATTAACAATGCCTTGTGTAACGCTAAGAAATGACGGCACAAAAAATAGTCAGCTTTTTGTAGATGATCCAAGCGGTAATAAATTAATATGTCCTTTACCATCTTATGTGCCTTTGCAATATGACAAAAAAAAGATCCTTCTTGTAGAAGAACAAAAAGCACCGACTAATGTAGATCCTCCAGAGACAAATGTTGAACAACCAGAAGTACCTAATGTGCCTCCAGAAAAACCACCTTGTCCAGATCCAAAAAAAAATAATCCGAGGATTGGAGATCTAAATGCAAAAGGAACAGAAAAAGTTGTTGGCTTTGAATGGGTAGAAGAAACAAAAGAATGTGTTGTCCAGTATGAGGCTACAACAATAGTCGAAAAGTATCTTCCAAGCATAAACACAGTATCTACAACATTTGCAATAACAGTAGTTGCAACTACGGCTGCAACTCTTACACCAATACTTAACAGAGTACTTAAACCTTTGTTTAAGCAAGCTATAGGTAAAGTTAAAAAAGCTATAGGTAAGAAGGGTACAAAGTTTTCTGGCAAAAAACCTATGAGAAGCAAAATTAACAAGGTATAAACATAAGCAGACATTTTTTCAAGCCCCTTACAGCCGATTCTGAAGGGGCATTTTTATGGTTTTATCTCAATTTTATGAGTATGCGACTCAAATTCCAACATTTCTATGTCCTCGCATAATTTTGCCATTGGTGTACCTTCTTTAAATCTAATACCATTCTTATAGTTATCTACACAAGTTTTTGCACGACTCATTTCAAAGTTAAGGCGTTTTGCTGCTAGTGATGCCTCATATAATTCGTTTTGTTTTTTCATTGCTTTGCGACATTGTCTTATGGGTTCACGATCTAATGGAATACTAAACGTAGCAGTTATTCCTCCGTTAATAGATACATTTGCTTTTTTCTGACCAGTTCTAACTTTTTCAAAATACAGTATTTCACCTCTGTATCCAGCATCTACATCACCATCTCCAATAGGTTCGTTCTCATCGTCAAAATCTCCTTCTGTATCACGCCTTGAGTATACTGGTCTATCAAAATGTGTTTCATATGGAGTAGCAAATCCATACGTTGTGGAGACAAATGGAGAAATATTGAGGGTAGCACCTTGGCATTGAATTGTATTCATCTGATAATTAAAATTTCTAGAAGGAACCACTTGGACTGCTTGATTGACCACGCTTCCAGACGAATTGCTAGTTGTATTTACAGAATTAGCTAAAACAGGATTATTAAGTAAAAGAAGCAAACATAAATATCTTTTCATTGGCTAAACGTACTGGTTGTGTCAGTTACATTTTCTATCTGGGTAGTCCTAATTATATGGGTGTAATTGGTAATACCGGGTGCTTCTAAAGTTTCATAGTATTGAAAACTCTCCCCTTCATTCACAATACTAAATGTAGGCTTGTTATCTAAATTTGGAGAAACATAAGTAGTTCCTGTTCCCTGTATTGTTGTATTTAATTTTGTCCATCCTTGTGGAGCTACATTACCTGTAGAACTTTTTACGTTTTCGCCACCTACTGTTAGTTGATAACCATTGTTTATGTCAAAACTTTTTATGTCCTCCACCACAGTACTTTTTGTTTCCGATCTTTGAGTAAGCACACCTTGATTAAAATTAGGAATTACACTATTAGCATATACAGGTGCGCTAAAAAGACTTAGCAGAATCGCATACCTATACATAAGCTCACCTAATCAACGACTAACGTAGATGTAATTTGACCAAGTGCCTCAGTATTGTGACCCCCTGCTGTTAGTGTGACTGCGCCTGCTGATGTGACTGTTCCAGCAAGATCCCCTGCTGTTCCACCAGCAATGCTTGTAACATTATCAGAAAAATTAGGATTAGTACCAGTTGTAACAGCACTACCCGGTATTGCATCAGCTTGATTATATGACTGACTAAATGTGAAGCTATTTCCTGCTGTTTTTTGGGTAACTGTAATAGCTGGAGCAGATGCTACACCGCTTGAAACATTTAATGATCCTAATCCATCACTAACTGTTTGCCCTGCTGCGGTAGTGTAACTTGTATCCACCCCAGAACCGCTAATGCTATAGCTGTTACCTAGTCTTGAAGAAGTTGTACTAGCCCCTCCTACTGTTAGTTTTGTAGAGGCCGTAATACTATGCGAAAGGTCTGCGTAGGTTGGAGTTGCTGCCGTTAGCGCAAAAATAAACGGAAGAAGCTTTTTCATTTTTGTGATTTAGGGTCGATTACTTCAGCACCTTCTATTTTGATAGGTGTTATTACTCTTATAGTCTGCACCATACCCTGACTTTCGGCAACAGTATCGTCTTTTTTACTACCTTTTTTAGCTTGCTCTAATCCGAAACTGGAAAGTGCCGTTGCTAACAAGCTGGCCGGAAATGTTATATCCTGTTTCTCGCCAGTAGTAATACCGGGGATCTTAGGCAAGTAGTTGCTTGTAACAAGAAGGCCACTCCAAAAAACTACCAGAAGCCTGACTGCTACTGAGATGTACTCAAATTGTTCTTCTTTATCATCAAACTTTTCTTTGATTTTAGCCATAACACTTTTCTTTTCTTCAGCCATAAACCTCCTGATACAATATAACTATAATAAAATTAGTTATAGTTGGCAAAATTAGGTGTTTAAAGAACTGATTTGGGTAAAAGAAAATTCATTAACCGAAGAATTTTGTAAAAGTGTAATAGATAAATTTGAAACAGATCCTTACAGACAACCAGGGAAAGTAGATCAAAACAATCCAAGAATAGATAAAGATTTAAAGGTCACAATAGACACTGGTATTACAAGTAATATTGCATGGA